GGTTGTCTGATATTCATAATTTAAGTAGTCTTAAATGGGAACTGACAGAGATGTTAGATGCTGAATGGAATCCAGATACTTATAGATATGTAAAGAGAGGTAGTAAATGAAACTTAAACAAGCATTAAAAATACAAGAAATATTAGACGGAACAAAAAGAGCTACACCTATTGACATGGCAGAAGAATGGGTGTATTATAGTGAAAGTCGTGAAGATTGGGTGGACATCATGGAAATAGATGTAATACATGCGATTAGAATATTAAGAAAACATATGGGAAAAATGAGTGATGAGCAACCAGATGTAGATGTAGATGTACTTTGGTTAGATTAAAATTATAAGGAGATATATGAGTAATCAACACAATGAAAAAGAATTTGAAAAGATAATACAAGAAGTAGAAGAACTTGATAAACAAGGAGAACTAGAAGAACATGTAAGTTTTATTTCTGAGATATATAATTTACATGAAGATGATGATAGAGAAGATATACTATTCTTTATTGCAGAAAATATATTTGAAACTGGGAGGTTATAATAATGAAAGGAATATTAATAAATCCATTTGATGAAACAGTTAAAGAGGTAAACATACTAGGAAATATAGAGGACATATATTTATTAACAGAGTGTAGCACATTTGATGTTGTAGCACTTTCAAATAAAGATGATTTATATGTTGATGATGAAGGACTATTAAAAGATAATAGATACTTTACTATTTATGGTAAACCTATAGCAGGTAGAGGTCTTATAATGAGTCATGATGTTGAGGGTAATAGTGTTTCTACAACTTTATCTTTACAAGAGATAAAAGATGTGGTAGAATGGTTACCTGAAGGACACAGAGAAACACCTTACATGGAATTTAAAGCATGGAAGTAGAAAAAAAAACAGCAGACTGGTATATAAAATGGATTGCTAGTTGCTTTATAATATTAGCAATTTGTTTTAGGTCTGTTCAAAACTTTCCTGAAATAGATTTAGTGTTAAGTTTTATTGGTTGTTTTATGTGGACTATAGTAGGATTGATGTGGAACGATAGAGCATTGATAGTATTAAATGCAGTAGCAACTTTTGTATTACTTACAGGATTAATTAAATTATTTATAGGAGTTTAGTGTGAACGCAAAACAAATTAAAAAACTTAGGAAGCTAGTCAGACCTATACAAGTTGAGTGGTTGAGGGAACTATTGCCTGAAGACCAAGCAAAAGATATTAATATAGGCAATGTTGAGGGACTACTTCCTGAACAGACACATGCTTTTGGTCAAGGACAATTACATATGTCATACATGACAGACAAATGGATAATGAAATATTTAAAACAATATCCAAACATAACAACATACAAAGAACTAATGGAGATATCAAATAATGGATGAGTATATAATAGATGTAGTAATTAATGGAAAACCAGATAGTCTTAAGACTTGGTGTGGCTCTGTATATTCTGCTGTAGATAGCATGATAGGTATAGACATGGTTGAGGACATTAAAACTATAACAAGAAGTTTAGACGGTAAAATATGGGATGTTAAAGATATGGACATTGATTACTTAAGAAACTTAAAAGAAAACATAGATGATAATGTATTGTCTGATGCTTTCAAAACAATAGAGGACTTAACTCATGACTCAACACATTGATAGAGTGCAAAAACAAAAAGAAAAATTAGAACAAGAAAGACTTGATAACTCTATAAAATTTATAGAGGTTAGATTTGAAGAGGGTAAATGGACAACAGAAACTACAGGATATAATAGTGGTAGAGTTGTTATTAAATATAATGATAAAAGAAAAAAGGAGAAAATAGAATATGAAATTTGATATAAAAGATTTTAATTATTTAGGAATAATTTTAGCACTAACTATTGCTTTACTTTGTTTAAATGAAAGTAACAAACATAAAAGTATTTGGTGTAATGATTTTTTTAATGAATTTAAACAAGGATTATAATGGCATTAAAACACAAAGTAATACAAAGTATAGACCATACTAAAAAGTGTACCTCACAGGGCACAGGAGGTCGTTCTAGAGGTGTTAAAATATCAACAGCTCACATGAATAAACATAAACGAAGAAGTTATAAAGCATATAAAGGACAAGGAAGATGAAAGCAATTTTAACTAAAGAAGAGTACAAAGAATTTACAGAAAGTGTAGACTTTTTAAAAATAAAACATGATATAGATATACCACATACTGTTGAAACAAAAGAAGATAAATTTCTAATAACACTATTAGAAGATATAGATGAAGATTATTTAGATAATCTTTTAGAAAACACTTGACATTGAGTGAGTATTGGTGTATGATGTGCAACATGACATCGAGCAACCAAAGAACTTTAAGCCCTCTATCTCCAAATGTAAACTATTTGGTTTGGCTTCAGTCCATGACTCCGAGAGTAGTCAGCTCGAAACTCTCTCAATTTTTAACGAACTATTAACTAAACCGTAGGAGGTAAATATGATAGTAGAAGGAACTGCGTATTGGGCAAGTATTAAAGAGCCTAACACGACATTTGAACCAATGTACACAGTCAACTTAGTTGTTGATGAAGAGATAGCAAATGACTTTGCTTCTCGTGGACATAACATTAAGCAGATGGATGAAGGGTCTGCTATAGTAATTAAACGTAAAGTTAATGGACCAAATGGTATGGTCAGAACTGCACCTAGATTACTAGACCAAAACAAACAGGAAGTTAATCTTGCTGTAGGTAATGGCTCTAAGATTAGAGTCCAGTATAATGAATACGATTGGGAGTATGCAGGTAAAGCAGGAAAAGGTCTTGACTTACAAGCTGTTCAAATTGTAGACCTCATAGAATACAAAGCTCAAGACGGCTCTGAATTCTTTGATGAAGACGAGGAATTTTAATATGGTAATAACTATTAAAAATGATAAAGGTGAATCAGTCTATGATGTATCTAAGATTGAAGACGAGCAGAGAAAAGCAGGTGCTAGTATATCTATCAGTAAGATAGGTACACTTAACGTGTTAGTTGAAGCTCTTAGCTTTGCCTCACAAGGGCATCAGAATAATCTTGAAGCTGTGCTAAAAGAAAGTCCTGAAGCTATGGTGGAAACACCAACTGAAGATGAAGAAGAAACTTCGAGTGAAGATGATTCTTTAAACGAAGTATCTTAATAAACTCGGCTAGGTGTAAAAGCCTAGCCACACTTCTAATGGAGATAGAATGGAAAAAGAAAGAACTCAATTTATTAAACATAAATTACCCTGTCCTAAGTGTAGTAGTAGTGATGCTGTATCTCTGAATGAGAATGGTTCTGCTAAATGCTTTAGTTGTAATACATTCTTTACAGATTATGAGAATGAATCAACAGGAAAGGTAATTGAAATGACAAATAGACCAAAACCAGATAACACATTTCTTACATCATACACTGGTGCTTATGGTGCTTTAACTGACAGAGGTATCTCTGAAAATACAGCAACTAAGTTCGGTGTTAAAATGGTAAAGGATAGAAACAATAATGTTACTCAACACATCTACCCATACTTTAATGGTAGTGAGATTGTTGGTACTAAAACAAGATTTGTATCTAACAAAAACTTTGCATGTAATGGTACATTTGAAAACACAGGTTTATTTGGAGAGCAACTGTATGGAAATACAGGTGGTAAGTACTTGACTATTACCGAAGGAGAGTGTGATGCTATGGCAGTACATGAACTCTTTCAAGGTAAGTGGTCAGTAGTATCTTTAAAGCGTGGAGCTTCGGCTGCTGTTAAAGATATACGAGAGAGTATAGAATTTGTAGAATCATTTGACAATGTAGTTCTATGTTTTGATAATGACAAGGCAGGTAAACAGGCAGCTAAAGCTGTAGCTAAAATACTAAAGCCTAACAAAACTAGAATCATGTCATTTCCAAATGGATTTAAAGATGCAAATGAAATGCTTAAACAAAAGAAATTCCAAGAGTTTACTCAGGCTTGGTGGAATGCTAAGACATATACACCTTCAGGAATCATGGAGCTATCATCACAAAAAGGCGATTGGTTACATAGAGAAGAGAAGGAAAGTATTGCATATCCATGGGAAGGCTTGAACAAGAAACTATATGGTATGCGTAAAGGAGAACTTGTTACCCTTACAGGTGGCACAGGTCTTGGTAAGTCTAGTGTTACTAGAGAGCTAGAGCATTGGCTTATTAAAAATACAAAAGACAATGTAGGTATTGTAGCACTTGAAGAGAATTGGTTAAGAACTGCTGACGGTATTCTATCTATTGAAGCTAACGATAGAATATATTTATCAGAGAAGCGTAAGAATTATACAGACGATGACCTATTGGGTTTGTTTGATAAGGCTATACCTAAAGGCAGAGTATTTATTCATTCTCATTTAGGTGCTACTGACATTGATGATATCTTTGCCAAGCTTAGATATATTATTGTAGGTTGTGAATGTAAATGGGTTATAGTTGACCACTTACATATGCTTGTTAATGTACTCCATGAAGGAGACGAGAGACGAGGTATTGATATGCTGATGAATAAATTACGTAGTCTTGTAGAAGAGACAGGTGTTGGTATGATATTAGTATCTCACCTTAGAAGAGCATCAGGAGATAAAGGACACGAACAAGGAATAGAAGTTTCTTTATCTCACCTTAAAGGCTCACAAGGTATAGCTCAACTATCAGATTCTGTAATTGCATTGGAGAGAAATCAACAAGCAACTAATCCTGAAGAAGCTAATACAACTAAGGTTCGTGTACTAAAATCTAGGTATACAGGAGACACAGGATTAGCTTGTGGTCTTAGATATAATACTGATACTGGTAGATTATTTGAAGTATCAGAAGAGGAGACATTTGACAATGAGCAATTTTAAATTAGTATTTGATATAGAAGCTGACGGACTAGACCCTAATAATGTGTGGTGTATTGTAGCTAAAGAAGTATCAGGTAATGTATATAAGTTTGACAATACTCAGATAGAAGAAGGCATTAAGTTTCTACAAACTGCTGATACATTAATAGGTCATAACATTATAGGCTATGACATTCCTGTATTAGAAAAGTTATATGATGCTAAGTTTGATTGTAATATTGAAGACACACTAGTAATGTCAAGGTTATTTAATCCTGTTCGTGAGAATGGACATAGTTTAAAAGCTTGGGGTTGGCGTGTTGGTTCTTTAAAACAAGAACAACCTGAAACCTTTGATGAATATACACCTGCTATGTTAGAATATTGTGTTCAAGATGTTAAGTTAAATGAATCTGTATATCATTATCTATTAAAAGAAGGTAATATATTTAGTAAAGAATCTATTAAACTTGAACATGATGTAGCTAAGATAATGAAAGAACAAGAAAAGACTGGGTTCTTTTTTAATACTAAACAAGCTATGGAATTATTAGCTGAACTTAAAGCAAAGCAACTTGCTGTTGAAGATGAAGTTCATAATACATTTAAACCTAAACTAGTTGATGATAAATTAGTTACACCTTATGTTAGAAAAGACGGACAGTTATCTAAACGTGGTTTAACTGATGAAGAATATAATAGATGTTTAACTACAGGAAATGTTAAACCATTTACTAGACAAAAACTAGTAGACTTTAATCTTGGTAGTCGTAAACAAATAGGAGAATATCTTATTGACTTTGGTTGGAAGCCTGTAAAATTTACACCTACAGGTCAGCCTATTGTTGA